TTGTCCTGATAACTCAGGTGCGTCTTTGATCTGTTGGAGTGAAGTGTAGTGTAATTGTTTTTTGGTGAACAGGGATTTCTTTGCAACAAAGAATTCTCCTGATTCGGGATGAGGGCCTGCCCAGATTGCTGGAGCTCCATCCCATTTGACAGTCATGTTGACCTTACCTGATGCATTACCTTTCATCATATCCCTAAGTTCTCTCAGGAAGTTGAGGGATGCACGGCCTCCTTCGATACCATTATTAATGATTTCGTCTTCGAGGTGTTCTAAATGTAAATTTTTAACTGCCATATAGTAGAGTATACACCATAAGTGATGTCCTGTCTACTATTTATAAGAAATAAAAAGGTGGTTACTCGACTGTAGCGAGCATTTCAGCGTGAGTTGCTTCCATTAGAATGATATCTTCACCTAATAGTGTAGTGTCAGCGTCATAACCAGTTCGATTATTAGTATACTGATCCCATTGGTCGTACGCAAGTTCATTTGAGTCGGCACTTACAGCTGTCACAGCAGGATTAATAGTTCTCCATTCAGGATAAAATTCACTGGCACCAGCACCAGTAAATTTTTCATCTTCACCGCCGGGTCTGACGTTTACTAGTTCGCCGGCAACAAAATCTGCAATATCACCCTGATATTCCTTATCAACATTTTGTCGAAAGTCGTGTTGGATTTTTAATGCAGTGAGTGTAGCAAGATAATCATCACACTCTGTTTGGGTAAATATGTCAGCCATTGTTTCTTTTCCTATATTTGAAGTATTGAGATACCTTTATTTATGTTTTCTGTAGCGGTGTCGAGGTTAATTTTTTCTCTATCTTTATAATTTTTTCAGATAACTTTTCAACCGTGACTCCGTCATGTTGTTTTTTTGCATCTCTTAAAGCAATTTTTAACTCAACTTTCTTTGTAAGATCAGCTAAGACTTCTTGAGGTTTCAAATTCTTGTTCATACTACTATTTAGGTCAAATCTTGAACCCATCGTATTTATTATTTGATTTACCACGATCAAACACTGGAGTGTCATCATCCTGTTCTACTGCATTCTCGATTAATTCTTCCTGTGCTTCTTGTTCACAATCGTACAATTTCATCCTTGCACGGTCTATTCCAATAACAAACCTCTTAAATATGGTCGGATCATTATATCTGTTCTTTAATTGTTTAATAACTATCTGATCTAACTCGTCTAATTCTTCAGATGTAATCATTGCGAACATAAAGTCTGCAGTTGCAGGTAGTCCAAATGACTCTGAAGTATCGGTCAATTCAATATCAGTAGAACCATATCCAGCTCTTGTGGTTTGTGTTGCACTCATAATTGGTACATTAAACTCTACTGCAAGTCCTCTCAACTCTTCTGCAATTGACTTAACAAGTGTATATGAGTTTGCACCTGCGCCTGGCTTGATTCTATGTGATGCACATATGTTTAGATAATCTACAAAGATAATGTCGGGTCTGAAATCTTTTTTCAATTCTAACTCTTGTAGTAAGTGTCTGAAGTGACCCACATGAGCAGATGCAGTAGGATATTCTTTGGTTACTAATTTACCTGTGGTCTTATTCTTAAGTTTATCTACCTTTTTTCCAAACATATTCTTGGTGATATCACCTAAATCTTGAATAGGAATATTCAATACATTCGCATCAATTCTTTCTGCAATCTTTTCTTCTGACATTTCGAGTGTAATGTAAAGGACATTCTTATTCATCATCAAATGACTGGACGCCATGTGACACATGAATAGTGATTTACCTACCCCTGTTCCTGCAAGACAGATATTTAAGGTCTTATTAGGTAGTCCACCTTTGGTGACCTTATTGAAGTATTCTAGATCAAATGGTATCTTTTCTTCTTCCGTATGGTAGAACTCCCATCTTTCGTCTGCGTCTTCTAACTGATCATGACCAATGTGTGTATCAAATGACACGGAAAGTGCTTCCTTTAAAAGTTCGGGTATATCACCTCTTGACCTTTTAGACTTTTCATCGAGAACCTCAATAGAGTCCATGACAGCGATGTAGATCGCACGATCTTTGCACCATTTTTCTGTCTCGTCTATTAACCAATCTTGGGGGGTTTCTTCAACTACTTTACCAATACTCTTCACAACAGCTTTGGATGATTTAACCACTGACTCTTGTAGAGTTGTGCTATTATCCAAATTAATGAGAAGTGCCTCCACTGTGGGAGTTTTGGTGTACTTATCGAAGTAATCGCTTACTTCGTTAAATATAGTCTGTTCATCGGTCTCAGTAAAATACTCACCCTTTACAAAGGGAAGCACCTTCCGTGCAAATGAATCACTCTGAATCAGATTCTTTAGTATCGTCTGTTCTATTCTGATTTGTTCCATACTTAAAATATCCTTGTGCGTGTTGTTCTAATTGTTGCATCACATCATCTGTGAAGAACTTTTCGGGGTTGTTATTAATGGTCTTACCAAATTCTGTCTTACCATTAGGTAGTTTAACACGAGTTCCCTCTTTTGTAAAGACATTAAATGCCAATGCCATATCGAGTAAACCGTAATACCTATCCAACCCTTTATCATAAGATAATCTTACATCCACTATTCTGTTCTCAACTGTCAATCTTGACTTTGCGTTCTTACAGTGAATGATATTACCTATGATTTCTGTCCCTTCTTTTTCTTTTTTCTTAGAAAGATAGATAATTGATGAAGCGGCATACTTGAGTCCACTACCACCACCCATTTCTTTCTGAGGGAACATAGAACCAATCACATCATATGTGTGATTCGTCACAATCATCGGAATCCCTACTCGTCCAAGTTTCAATGTCAAGACTCTAAATGCACCTTTGGTGATCTGAGCTCTTGTCATATCTTTAGTTTCCTTACCTTCTGCAGTGTCTTCGATTTCTTTGGTTGTTGATAACATACCAAGGGAATCTAAACAAAACATCATCTTAGGACGTTTGGATTTTGGGGTTTCTGCATACTTATCTAGTATGGATATTGCTTGATTTCTGAATTGTTGGACTGTCACAACAGGAACGATAACGACTCTTGATGAGTCTATCCCTCTTGATTCAATCATATCTCTTGATAATGCAGATTCAGATTCAAAGTAGATTACTGCAGAATCTTTTTCGTCTTCTAAAAACTGTTTAACCAATCCTAATGCGAAATAGGTTTTACCAGTTGCAGATTCACCTGCGATTGCAGTAATTTTGTTTGAGGGAAGTCCACCGTATAGTGAACCACTTAATAATGCGTTGAAGATATGAGAACCAGTATCGATGAAACCATCGACATCCCCAGCTGCAACTCCTTCGGAAACGATACTTGCATATTCATTTCCACTTGCCTTTATCAGGTCTTTTAAAATGCTCGTCATAATTTATGTACACCTCTCATAATGTATACTCTAGTATACTACATAATCTACTTTTTTGTAAGAGGTTTTTCCGAATCTTTGCAAAGAATATTGCCTATTTTATTTTCTTCAGGATTCAATCTAATTTCAATATACTTTTCCACTAGTGTTTTAAGTGTGTGTATTTGAACTTCCATTGTGATTAAAAATGTAAAAATGGACACAACCATAAAGATATAAAAATAATCCATTGGGGTGATGATCATTTTGTTACCTTATCAATCTGTTCTTGTGTAACTGTTCCATTTGCTATTAACAGTTTACGATGTTCTAAATGTTGTGCAGTAGTAGTGTCTTTGTTTGCACCAGTGTATTCTACTGCGTGATGATCATCAATCATTTGTTTACAGACATCTATTCTAGTATCATCTTCATGAGATACAAATAGCTCACCAAGAATTCTTCCAAATTTTCCCTTATCATGTGAAACAAGAGAAATCTGTCCGTTTTCTAATAGTTGTATTAAGTGTGCTTTAGCTGCCTTTCCGAATTTTTTCTCAACTAAATCTCGTGTACGAGACTCAGGAGTGTCGATTCCCATGAGGCGTACTCGTTGTTTCTTATAAACCATGCCAAAGCCTAAATCGATATCCACATCTACTGTGTCACCATCCACCACTTTGCTAATTGTTACATTATATTCATACATTATAAACCTATTTATCTTTAAAGATATCTTATCATTCTATGAAATCTTCTCTTGATAATCCATTATGTCGGTTGTGGCCAATCATTGATGGTTCTTTAACTTCTTGGTCTAGGATTGGATGAGAATAACCTTCTGTCTGTTTTGTCTCATAGTCTACCATTGCTTGTTTGATAGCATCTTCTGCTAGTACTGAACAATGTAATTTGATTGGGGGTAATTGTAGTGCATCTGCGATGTCTTTGTCCTTAATCAGTTTTGCTTCTGTAATCGTCTTACCCATCATTAAGTCTACGAACAATGACGAAGATGCAATTGCACTTCCACATCCGTAAGTCTTGAATTTGACATCAACAATCTTTTCGTTATCATCGAGTAATAGTTGTAGTTGCATCACATCGCCACATGCAGGAGCT